CACACTTTGAGAATTTGTCGAAATAGTTTCTGAGATTTCCACCATTCTATGAGGAAATCTAGAGCCTGATCATCTGGAATCTTCTCCCATTCTTTGTGAAGAAAAACAAAGGCTTCTTTCAGAGTCATTTGCAGTTTTTCTCTCTCAAATGTCGGAATCAAAGTCTGCATGTAAATCATATTATTGTTGGCAATTTGTTGCATCTGTATGATCTCTTCAGATGATACCTCACTATTCTCATGTGATCTGTCTCTTTTCTGTTTCTCCAAAAAATCTTCAACTTCTGTGAAAAAGTCCCAATTCCCGGATTCTCCTTCCTCTAATATTGACATCTCCTCGTCAAAATCATTAATGACATTGTTGCTATTAGCAGTGTCCTCCGTCTCACCTCTATTGACAACCGCATCTGCACCTTGCAATGTTTGAACTGTACAACAAGGTTTGTATTTCCGATAGATCCTTTCTAATAACAGCTGTTCTGGTCTTTGAGATGCATAACTACGGGCAAAATTAGGATTTTCAATCTTTGAGAAGAACACCTTAAGCATAGAATCTCTATCATTCACTTTTATCATAGACAGAGATGGATGCTGTCCCATATAATTGACGATATCTTCTCGAGTTTGTCCAGATTCATGTCTCATCTTGTACAACTCTGAGCCTTTGAGTTTGTTTCTATTTATAAACTGTCCCCATTGTATTAGTGATCTCACCTTCTCTCCATCATAAGATTCTTCACCTATCTGAGTAGCATTATGTAGAAGACATTTTGAAAGCAGTAAAGCATTGCGTCTGTTAATGATCCTGTCTTTGTCAATAGATATAGTTTCAGAATCAACATCAAAACACTGATAGACTTTCCAAGCAAAATCTGCTGCTGGGCCATATAATGTCAAAATTTCCAAAGGAACTGTAGGAATGCCACATAGAGATATTGGCAGTTGTTTCAGGCTCATTTCAAATACGGATTCAGGAGAGTTCCTTTGACGAGGGAGAGTCCCATAGATATTGCAGATATGTTTTTGAGCAGATTTCCAAGCCACTTCACACACACTTTTAGGAGCACCTAATGAAGACATTCCCATTATTTTGCTAGCACTTGCATTTATATCAGTTTCATACCCTGTATAGGGAACTCCAGACACCGTGGCCACTCCTGCTTTATGCCATATGGATTTCTGTTCTTGGTTTATATTTATTTGAGACACAAATTCTCCCCCATGTTTATCAATATAACTCTTTTTGTCAGAGAGCTTCCATCCATGCTCTTTCAAAGCCACAGTCAGCATAGCATCAATCGTATGGGCAGCATCAATTTCTGACATACTTGTTTTCACAACACAAATTGTAAAATTATCGTCTGAATGCACCATTGGGTCACAGTAAAATTGATCAAATATCTGTTGTCCTATTTTCTCAAATAAGAGCATTGCCTGGACATGACATACAGACGATGCATAGTTGATGCAACCATTGAACCAGTTGTCACTGATATCCACCCAATTTTTCTTGAGTCGTTTTACTTTTTCTCCATGTTTGCCAGGATTATACCCTCC